ATTCGGTTAACCGGATCAAATCATCACCGATGATGGCGTCAACAGAGAGCGCCGGTTCAGGAGAACCTTCAATATACCCTGAGGGTATGATTCGCCAATCGTTAAGACCGAGGTCGGTCATAACATTGGTGATGCGTACAACGCAAGCATTATAAATGTTCAGTCCGCAAAAGGACATGGGTTCCCCCATAAAACTACCACACAAATGCGGGAGTTTCCTACCTTTGTAGTTTATCTCATGATCGAGAAGGACAAAGTCCGTGAGCGGTAAAAGCTCGGCCTTGGGCCCGTTTCCTCTGAAGAAACCACTCCAAATGGAGCGCAGTACCCCGTGGGGTATACGGTTTGTCGCTTCCGACAGATCAGCGTTGATCCAAAAGGATTTCGGGGAGTCCCTCCTCTTTCTCAATATCTTGAGCATGTCCCAAAGGGCATATGCGGATTCTATTCCGAGACCCATCCTTGGGTCGTTCCGTAAACACTCGTCGACGGAATGGCGTAACGCCTGTTGAACAACGTTCAACCATGCCATATTTTTGGTCAATGGACGGGCTTTCCAGCCCGGTTCCGCTAGGGACATGAATTCCGCTGGAATTCGTTCAAACTGAACCCACTTCCTAATCTTAGGAGTTGGCCATACGGCCATACCCGGGAAAACCGGGTCCTCGGCAAATGACCCAAAGGCCAATGCCTTGGACATCGCCCAGAGAAGGACCTCCTCTCCGAGCAATTGGTTGATCTCAACCCGGGATCTTCCCCCTTCCCGAAGGAAAGACATATTAATGCCTCTGGGCGCACCGCCCAACGGGACTCCTTTTCCCGTTACTGCAATAGACAGTAGAACCAGGTAATCCGGTTCAGGGGGAGGCCCCTTTTCGAACGGATTGAACTTGGGTTTAATCAGTTCGAAGTCTATCTTACGATAGGCAACCTTTGAAAAAGGTACATTAACCCAGTAGTTTGGGTACTTCTTTACAGAAGAGACGATCGCAGGATCGAGGACAAGGCGTCCGAAGCAGTCGAAAAGACCGCTATCACAATCCGTGAAGAAGGTGCTCGGTAAGTCAAGGATTTCCCTGACACCGTTCACAACTTCTTGGGCGTAACCGCCCTCGCCTTGAGTACGCTCAAAGCACCCAGTCCCAGAAATGGAAACATGGGTAGAACCGCCCATGGGCGGAAGCTGTTTGCCTAGGGCGAAAGCCGCCTCCATAAACTTTTCGTTTATGGCCTCCGGATAGTCCGGAATCGAAGACAATGTCTTCAGGGTCTTTTCGGCCCCTTCCTCAACCACGTCCTGCGAAGGACAAGGCAAGGATCGCCCGAAGCTGGCGATTTGCGATATGCAAAAAACATTATGTTTTGTGGAAGGTAATTTCCACGGTGTCCCCCATTTACGGAGGCAACCACCGAACCAGGGAATAACCTGGTACCCGTCGACGACGGGTCCGACAGGCTCAACGAGCTTTGGACGTCGGTTCCTCTGCAGGTCGAAAGACCCGTAGAAGGTTATCCAGACGGATACTTGCTTGATGAGTTTCACCAACCGCGCAAAGCGCGGGAGAACCCATTGGTAATCCCAACGGTGCTCAGTTCTGTTCCAGAACCGTTCCGTGCGCAGGCCCTGGAAAGCCCGTGTAAAGAACCAGCGTTTAAATTTTATAACGCTCTCGAGAAGTTCGAGATCCGAACCAAGTTCGATATCCGGTAAGTCCGGATGTTGTAGCACAGTGAGGCCGATAGACCTCCAAGTGTTAACAACGCGGTTATAAGCCGCATGACCCTTCGGGTCTTTTGCGAATTGCAAGAAGATGTCAACATCTTTTAACCCTCTAACGAGGGATCTGTACCTTAAAGGCACAGACCTGGCGGTTGCCATACCGT